CAATTGAACAAATGGGAAGACGAAGACGAGATGAATATCAATCAGGTGTTCCTCGAGTCGGAGGCAAATAAGGAGATAAATTATGGCTATAACACAAGCAATTGCAAATGCGTTTAAACAACAATTACTAGAAGGAGATGCAAATTTTAAAAACTCTGGCGGTGATGTTTTTAAACTAGCTCTTTATACTTCTTCAGCAACTCTAAACTCAACAACTACTGCCTACAGTGCAACTAATGAAGTTGCAAACTCAGGTACTTACGCAGCGGGTGGTGATAAATTAACAGGTCAAAGCACAAATATCGGAACTGGAACAGGTAAAGGTGTTGCGTTCGTTGACTTTGCGGATTTATCATTTACAGGTGTAACGTTGACAGCTAGAGGTGCATTAATTTATAACACATCTTCTGCAGTTACTAATGCAGCGGTTGCAGTTTTAGATTTTGGAGCAGATAAAACAGCTACATCAGGAACTTTTACAGTACAGTTTCCAGCAGCAACGACTTCAGCAGCTATATTAAGAATCTCTGGTTAATAGGAGTTTAAATGGCATTGGTCGTAAATGACAGGGTTAAGGAAACCTCGACTACTACTGGTACAGGAACATTTTCTTTAGCAGGAGCGTCATTAGGTTTTGAAACATTTGTTGCAGGTATTGGTAATACTAATACAACGTACTATACTATCGTAAATGAAGATGGTGCGTTTGAAGTTGGTATTGGTACTGTAACAGATGCTGCAACCGACACTTTATCAAGAGATACAATTCTATCATCATCTAATAGTGATGCTGCAGTAGATTTTGCTGCCGGAACTAAAGATGTATTTTGTACTCTTCCTGCATCTAAGGCAGTCATACTAGATTCAAGCGGAGACATTGTTGCAAACAATGGATCTAACTTAACCAATTTAAATGCAGATAATTTAGCTTCAGGTACAGTGCCTGATGCAAGGTTTCCTGCTACATTACCAGCAGCAGATGGTTCTAATTTAACAGCTCTTAATGCAACACAATTAACTTCTGGAACTGTTCCAGATGCAAGATTCCCAGCAACACTTCCAGCAGTTAGTGGTGCTAATTTAACAAACTTAGACGCAGACGATTTAGCATCGGGTACAGTACCTGACGCAAGATTCCCAGCAACACTTCCAGCAGCAAATGGTTCAGCTTTAACAGCACTTAATGCAACTAACATTGCTTCAGGAACTTTATCATCAGATAGATTACCGACAGTACCAACAACAAAAGGTGGTACAGGTTTAACTGCAATTGGAACAGCCAATCAAGTTCTTGCAGTAAATGCAGGAGCAACTGCTTTAGAATTTCAAACTCCAACTACTGGAGATATTACAGGTGTCACAGCAGGTTCAGGTTTAACAGGTGGTGGATCATCAGGTGATGTTACACTAAACGTTGGCGCGGGAAACTTAATTGATGTTCAAGCAGATCAAATAGATGTTGATCTTTCAGAATTAACTACATCTACATCAGACGCTGATGGAGATTTCTTTGCTGTAGTTGATGCAGCAAACGCACAGAAAAAATTAACTAAGGGTAATATAAATATTTCAGGATTTAATAATGATGCAGGTTACACTACTAACACTGGAGACATTACAGGTGTTACGGCAGGATCTGGTTTAACAGGAGGCGGTGCTTCTGGTTCTGTTACACTTAATGTTGGTGCAGGTACAGGTATTGATGTAGCAGCAGATACAGTCGCTGTTGATGTATCTGACTTTATGACTAATGGTTCTAACAATAGAATTATAACTGCAACTGGAACTGATGCCATGAATGCAGAAGCAAATTTAACATTTGATGGTTCAGAATTAGCTGTTACAGGTCACGTTGTTCCAGGAGCAAATGACACTTATGATTTAGGTGAGTCGGGAAATGTTTGGAGAAACTTATACACTGGAGATTTACATTTATCTAATGAAGCAAAAAAAGAAGGTAATGCAGTTGATGGTACAAAAGGTAATTGGACTATTCAAGAGGGTGCTGAAGATCTTTATTTATTCAATAACAAATCAGGTAAAAAATATAAGTTCAAATTAGAAGAGGTTTAGTAGCTCATGGCTTTTGGTATAACAGCTTTTGCAGAAAGTCCTTTTGCAGCTACAGGTTCAACAAGTGTTAATGTTGCAGTAACCGGTCAAGAACTTACTATTGCAGAAACATCTCCAGGTGTTGTTATTGATGTAGTAGTTCCTTTAACTGGTCAAGATTTAACTATTACAGAAGGTAATGTTGATATTTTTGCTGGAGTTGTAGCATTTCCAACAGGTGAAGCTTTAACTTCTAATTTAGGTTCTGTTTCAATTACTGGAACAGCAGATATTGCTGTTACAGGTCAAGCTTTAACTTCAACATTAGGAACTGCAACTTTAGACGCTAATACTTTAGTAGATGTTACTGGTGAATTATTATCTATAACTGAAGGTAGTGTTGATGTAACTGCTAATGCAGACATTTCAATTACTGGTCAAGAATTGACTATGCAAGAAAATGCTCCAACAGTTACTGGAGATGCAAATGTCCCTTTAACAGGTCAAGCAATGACTGCTGCTTTGGCTAGTGTTACTGCAATAGCAGATGTAGACGTAAGTACAACTGGTCAAGAATTGACTATGCAGGAAGGCCAAGCAGAAGCTGATGATGCTGTCGCTAGACCAACTGGAATTGCTATGACAATGGCTCAAGGAAATGTTAAAAATGTAATATGGACTGAAGTAAATACAGGGACAGTTCAACCATGGACGGAAGTTGACACTGCTGCATAAATACAATATTATGGTATAATTTAAGGAATCTAAAATATGGCGAATTCAACATCAGCAAATTTAAAACTTACAGTACAAGCAACTGGAGAAAACTCAGGAACTTGGGGACAGATTACTAATACTAATTTACTAATTCTTGAGCAAGCAATTGGTGGATATGCTGCGGCTACTTTAAATGAAACAACAGGTGCAACTTTAACTTTTTCAAATGGTGCTTTATCTAATGGTAAAAATCAAGTTTTAAAATTAACAGGAACTATTTTAAACGCTGTTAATGTAATAATTCCAGACTCTATTGAAAAAACTTATATTGTAGAAAATGCTACAACAGGTGCTTTTGCAGTTACTTTTAAGACTACTTCTGGAACAGGAGCTACTTGGTCTGCAACAAATAAAGGTTATAAAATTTTATATTCAGACGGAACTAATATTATAGATATTTCTACAGACTTGGGAGATGTAGGTTTAGGAATAGTTACTTCTGAAGGAATTACAGCTACAGGAAATATTATACCTGGAGCTAATGATACCTATGATTTAGGATCTGCTTCAAATGTATGGAGGAATGTATATACTGGAGATTTACATTTATCTAATCAGGCTAAAAATGAAGGTAATATAATAGATGGTACAAAAGGAAATTGGACTTTACAAGAAGGAAAAGATGATATATTTATGATAAATAATATATCTGGAGAAAAATTTAAAATTAATTTATCCAAGATAGAAGGAGATTTATAATGGGTGTTATTTCAGACGGAACTACAGTAATTGACAATGGAGCTGTAGAAGGCGTTTTATCTTGGCAATCCGATATTAAAACTTCTGCATTTACTGCAGTTGCAGGAGAAGGTTATTGGATCAATACAACTAGTGCGGCAGTAACAGTCACACTCCCTGCTTCTGCTTCAGTAGGTGATACAATCGAATTTACAGACTACGCAAGAACTTGGAATACAAATAATCTTACCATAAATCAAAACAGTTTAAACTACCAAGGAAGCTCATCAACAAACCCAGTTTATGATGTTGATGGTCAACACGTTAGAATAGTTTATTCTGGAGCAACACAAGGTTGGATTCCAACTGTAGATGATGATGTAACTGATGAAGCTAATCCACCTATTAATATAGATTTTTTAGTAGTAGCTGGAGGTGGAGGTGGTGGAAGTGATGGAGGTGCTGGAGGAGGTGGAGGTGCTGGAGGTTATAGAACATCAACTCAATCAACTCAATCAGGAACTGTAATTACAGTAACAGTTGGAGATGGTGGAAATGGCTCTGTAGCAGCAACTTCTGCAGGTACAAATGGATCAAATTCATCTATTTCAGGATCAGGATTAACAACAATAACTTCTGCTGGAGGTGGTGCATCTGCTCATCAAACTCCAAATACAGATGCTAGTGCTGGAGGATCAGGAGGTGGTGGAAGATCTCAATCTCCTAATAAAACTGGTGGTGCTGGTAACACTCCAAGTACATCTCCTAGTCAAGGAAATAATGGTGGTGATGGAAATTCTGCTGATCCTAACTATGGTGGTGGTGGCGGAGGTGGTGCTAGTAGCGTAGGTGGGACAGTTTCTAGTCCATATAATGGTGGTGATGGTGGTAATGGTACAGCTTCTTCAATAACAGGTTCTTCTGTAACTTATGCTGGTGGTGGCGGAGGAGGTGCTTTTGGAAGCCCAGGAGCAAGTTCAGCTGGATCAGGAGGTAGTGGAGGAGGAGGAAATGGTACAAAAGGTGGAAATGGAATAGCTGGATCAGTAAATACAGGTGGTGGTGGAGGAGGTGCTGGTAGAACAGCAGGTGTTTCAGATAATAATGGTGGTGCTGGTGGAAAAGGAGTTGTTATTTTAAGTGTACCAACTTCAGTTTATTCAGGAACTACAACAGGTTCTCCAACAGTTACAACAAGTGGAAGTAATACAATAATGCAATTTAATGGATCAGGGAGTTACACAGCATAATGGCAAGTTTTGCAAAAATAGGATTAAATGGAAAAGTGATTGAAGTTCAATCAGTAGTTAATGAAGTTTTACATGACAGTAATGGTGTAGAACAAGAAAATATTGGAATTGATTTTTTAACTAAATTAACAGGTTGGTCAATTTGGAAACAAACATCTTACAATACTATAGGTGGAGTTCACAAATTAGGTGGAAAACCTTTTAGAAAAAATCATGCTGGAATAGGTTTTACTTATGATGAAGATAGAGATGCTTTTATACCACCTAAATCTTACAATAGCTGGGTATTAAACGAAACAACTTGTTTATGGGAAGCACCAATTTCTAAACCAGAATTAACAGATGAAGAACAATCACAAAATAATTCTGAAACACATTATTGGTATTATTCTTGGAATGAATCAACCACAACTTGGGATTTGATAAATTCATTAGCATAAAAATTTTTATCTTGTGGTGTCATTATTAAAAGAACCTATAATACAAAATCTATTTCCTACACCTATCTATATGACAAATATGGATAGACCTTTTACCAAACAAGAATTACAATTTGTAGAAAAACAAAAAAATTATTGTAATAAAAATAAAGGAAATATTAACACTAAAGACAATTACATATTAAATAGAAAAGAATTTAAAAATATTAAGAAGTTTTTAGATCAATGTTGCAAAGATTATTTAGAAAAAATTATATCTCCAAAAAATAATATAGAACTATACATCACTCAATCTTGGTTAAATTATACAGAAGAAAATCAATTTCATCATCAACACGCACATTCTAATTCTATTGTATCTGGTGTATTATATTTTGATTGTGATAAAGAAAATGATAAAATTAAATTTACAAATACAAAAGGCTATCAACAAATTAAACCAGAAATAAATCAATATAATATTTGGAATTCTGAAACATGGTGGTTTGCATTAGAAACAGGTCAATTGGTTATGTTTCCATCATCAACAATTCATCAAGTAGATACTAAACAAGGAAATAATACTAGAATAAGTTTAGCTTTTAATACTTTTTATAAAGGTATAATAGGCTCAAATAATCATTTAACTGAGTTGATACTATAGATTTATAGTGTATACTATAATGGAGGCAGGGCACCACCACATACCCCCTGTCTCCTTTATAATATATTATGCTACAAAAACTTAATTTTAAACCTGGTTTTAACAAAATGGTCACAGATTCAGGAGCCGAGTCTCAATGGGTTGATGGCGATTTTGTTAGATTTAGATATGGTTTACCTGAAAAAATAGGTGGATGGTCTCAACTTACTAACTCTAATAATACATTGCCTGGTGTAGCAAGAGCACAACATGCTTTTACATCTATCGCCGGTGAAAAATATGTAGCGATAGGAACTTCACAAGGTTTGTTTTTATATTATGCAGGTGAGTTTTTTGATATAAGTCCTTTAGATCCCGATGGCGCTATTACAGGAGCTGATTTTGACGCAACATCCGGTTCTGCTACCGTTACCGTAAATAAAACAGCACATGGATTATTAGATGGAAGATATGTAACATTTTCATCTGTTACGGTTCCAACAGGTTCAGGTTATGCAACATCTGATTTTGAAGATAATACTTTTGAGGTTTTAAATAAAACTGCAAATACATTTGAAATAACTATGCCTTCTAATTCAGCAGGTACGACTTCTGGAACAGGGTCTGCACAAATTGATCCATATGAAATAGTGGGTCCTACTTTCCAAACTGCAGGTTTAGGTTGGGGTACAGATACATGGGGTTCAAGTACATGGGGCACTGCAAGTGCAACCAGTGACGTGGTTCTGGATCCAGGGCTCTGGAGTCTAGATAACTTTGGTCAAATACTTATTGCAACTATTCATAATGGTAAAACATTTACATGGAACGCAGGTGTAGCAACTCCTAGAGCAAACAGAGCAGTTGTTATGTCTGGTGCTCCTACTAAAACAAGACTGACTCAAGTATCAGATAGAGATAGACATGTATTTCATTTTGGAACAGAAACAACAATAGGTGATTCAACAACACAAGATCCAATGTTTATTAGATTTTCTAATCAAGAAGATTTTAATACTTATACTCCAACAGCAACTAATACCGCAGGAACATTTAGATTAGATAAAGGAAATGAAATTATAGGAGCAGTATCTGGTAAAGACTATACTTTAGTACTAACAGATAGTTCTGCATATGTCATTCAATATGTTGGACCACCATTTACATTTAGTGTTAGACAAGTTGGCACTAACTGTGGATTGATTGGACAAAACGCACTTAGTTATTCTAATGGTATTGTGTTTTGGATGTCAGGCGAAGGTGGATTTTTTATGTTTGATGGTACTGTAAAATCTATTCCTTGTTTAGTTGAAGACTTTGTATTTACCACAACTGGAGATAATCTAGGAATTAATTATAGTTCAAATCAATTAGTTTATGCAGAACATAATACATTATATAATGAAATTAATTGGTTTTATCCTGAGTTTGGATCTCAACAAATTAATAGATGTGTAACATATAATTATGGAGAAAGTTGTTGGACTACGTCTTCACTAGCTAGAACTTCTTACATCGATACTGGTGTCTATGATTTACCTTATGCAACTGAATACGATTCGACTTCTTTACCTAATTTTCCAATTCAAGGTATAACAGCAACTTATGGTGCATCAACTTACTATGCTCATGAAACCGGAACCGATCAAGTAAATAGTTCTGGTACAACATCAATTAATGC